CACTTGACTTGGAAAATATTCTTTTGTTATTGATTCAGCCATATTGTTATTTTATTAACTTAGACAAAGTACCTTTATTCTCGTACTTTGAAAATTTTATATTTACTTTATTTTTTTCTTTAGTTGCATTTGGGTTATATAAATGCCTGTTACAACCCATTATAGCTAAGCCACTACTTATAGCGGCATCAAACTTAGTTCTATTATTTATATCAAACTTAGACCAGTCTTGTAGTGTTTCAGTAAAATACATTTTACCTTGATCGCCAACATGCTCTTGTATATACATTTCAATTGCAGCAGCGTGTGCTTGCTTTATATCTTCACTAGAGTTTGGTATACCACCTATTTCTCTTTCTGTTGTAGATAATTTATTCCAAGTTTTATCAGGTCTATTCATGCTAAAACCTCTATAACCACGTCTTCTCAAATAATACAATAGACGAGGTTTATTATTCTCTGCTAATATAGGCATCCCGTAAAACACAAGTGCCATTAGAACGTCCTCAAAGAAGATCTCAGCAGTCTGAGGTCTAGCTACATACTCTAAAAAGAATTCGTTAGGTGGACAATCTTCCATACTAAACTTAGTTAAGCCATGCAAAGAACCTTTTGATCCTTTTCCATCTACTGTTCCTGATATATCATAACTGTCACAACCAAAAGCACCCATGTGCTCGTTACCAGGATATTTTATACCATTTTTAATAACTACGTTGTTTTGTAATTGTTGTTTAGGTGTCCATGATATTTTAAATCTTCCATTAGCATCAGGATAAAACATCACCCTACTATCTTTAATACCATTTACCCATTGAAAGTTACCAGTTGATATATAATCTCTAGCAAACTCTTCGTTGTAATCTATTTGCTCGTATATTTTTGCTAAATTAAATATACTATTTTTTGTTTCGTCTCTGAAAGCATGTTCTTCAGTTCTTGGAAATTGACGATAAAACTCATTAAGAGCATCACCATCATTTTTTAATCCATCTGCTTCGTTTTGCCAGTGGCTTATAACACCGACATCTATAAAATCTCCGTTAGGACCTTCAACCTCTGTTTCTGGCGTGTCGAATACAGGTAATCCATAAGAATCAATGAATCCTTCGTAGTTCCATTCCATAGGTATGAACAAAGAATAGAGACCTGAACTTGTTTGTCCATTTCTGTTTCGTTTTTTAACATCAGAGTTTTTATATAGTTTCTTGAAGTTATCACCACCTTTGTCTAAAGCGTTTGATGTTGAACCCATCATACATTTACCAATAATTCTACTACCTAATCGTAGTGTTGTTTTAGTAACTCTCCAGTTATTTAATATGTTATTAGGTCTTTCCCATTTACCACTTTCATCGTGAACTAATAACTTAAGTTTTTCACCATCATAACTGTTATCACCAGTATTTTTCCAATCAATAGTAGTATCTAAACCTTCTAACGCCTCTTTATTATCTGAAGTTATACTTCTTCTTGTTAGTTTACTAGCTGGTACTCTATATGCTAGTTCTGTTTTAGGTCGATCCATACCATCTTGAATCGGTTTAAAGAAGAAAGGGTAGTTAACAGATATTGGTACTACTTTATCTGTGAACATTTTTTTAGCATCTGGACCAGTCTTTGATAATATACCAAATCTTGAATCACTAGCTAAAGTTGCTAAGTTTACAACTTCTCCTGATGCCATGAAAGAAAAACCAGATCTTCTATTTTTTAAGTAGCACATACCGTAGCATCTACTATCAGCTTTACAAGCTTCCCAAAATATATAAAATAATCTATTAGCTTCTCTAAAATCAGGCTTACCTACATCTATCTTACTCCATTGTAAATACATATAATGAGTTCCAGTTATGTAAGTAGTTTTGCCTCTGTTAAAAAACCAAAAGCCATCATCTCTTTTACTAAACTCAGTCTCTATGTAATCTATATACTTGCTTTTAAAATCACCCGGTAAGTTTTTCCAATCAAATATAGTGTTTACACGTTGTAATTCTTTTGGGTAGTCGCTTACTGTCCACTTATCATCTTCAAACTTATGTATGTTTTT